TGGGGGTACAAATGCAGAGTGTTCCTGTTCAACAGGACCGATGCGTGTTACGAGCCTAAGCTCAGGAACATGGTGGAGCTTTGTTCCTGTTACCTCGGTCTGGGCATATGTTCCCAGAAAGGGCCGAGGTAGCTTACCCGTAGAAACCTTCTCGCGATATTCTCTTTCGAGGACGGTGGCTAGCCGTCTTTGGAAGGATGTTATAGTGAAAGGAATTGAACAGTCTTGGTTGAAGCCAAGACCACCACGTTCGAAAGGAAGGAAGAGGTTGAAGTCACCATTCTTAGTCGCCAATTTAATGGCTGACAAATTATAGTGGATAAATCTCCTGAAGGCTCGAGCTTTGTTGCTCGCTCCTTCGACAACCCAATTAAAGTTGTCCCAGATGGGAGTGGCCCTAAGGCCTTGTTCTCGTCCAGAGATCTTACTCTGACCTGTGAGAAGCCCTATATTGAAGAAATCAATCTTCCTAAAGGATCTCTCACCCTTCGATTCTGTCATACTGTATAACTCAGAGTTAACAGTAAGTAACGTGGGATGAATGTAGTTCTTTCCGACCGAGAGGTCAAATCCAACTACCTTCACGTTCCTCTTCCATATAGCATACAACTCGTCATCAGCCCTAAATAGGATATCGTCACCGTTGATCTTAACGGGAAGTTTCCTTAGAGGGATGTGTCGACCGGTGTATTCTTGAACCGACTTGGCGTAAGCCACAAGGTTCACGATACAAAGGATAGGGAAGGAAAGAGTCGAACCCATCAGCTGTCCATTGGACTGCATGACTGGCTCAAGACCCCCCTTCTTCATCATATCGTGTGGATAGTGGAGTTCCTGATTGTAAATCACGGACCTCAACACTTCCATAGAATCCCAGTCGAGGCCTGAGGACAATAGACTTGTCTCAAAGGCATCACGAGTGAATGTTGCGGATAAATTATCCGTCGCGGCCGAGTAATCTCCGCTTACCCACTTACCTTTCTTAAGGCCTAGTTCACAGGCTTCCTCCTGCCTCAAGATCTCATAGAGATCTGAGGAATCCATAGGACGTCCGGTAAGGACAAACTGTGGAAAGGATTGGAGGTGAGACCAGAGTTCTTTCTGGTAAAACCTGGAGAAGTAGTAAGACCAACTCTGTCCCTTGGATATGAGTCGGACTTTAAGTGGTTCGAGCACAGCTGACACCATTATCTTCAATGGTCCAGCCCTCGATTCCTCGAGAGCTTTCGATCTAACGAAATCCCACTTCGGTGTTGGAATCCCTCTAACCTCGGACAGACGTCCGGGGCGGGTCTCAACAACATCAAGAAGTTGGTCGTCTTCATGACCAGTAAGTTGGTCAGAGCCAAAGACTCTGGCACCAAGCTCCTCTCGGAGGTACTGACGGGCTCCTCCTGTGGATCTTTTGGATTCATAGGAGGCCGATGTCGTGGCCTCGAAGAGCTTGGGACCCTTACTGGAGAAGCCCTTAAAGGCTTCAACCATGAATGGATCGTACTCCGCGCGGGTAGCCCAGTCATTGACTGGGACTTTGGTAAGGATCGAGCGATGTTTAATCATCGTCTTGTGGACATATGAGTCTGGGG